AGATGATGATGGCGACCAGATGTTTGAATTGCTTGCTGATCTATTCCTAAACAATTGGAATGAAGTTCCAGCAGCTGAAACATGGTCAGGATATGACCCAACTGTTACTTGGGCAAATGCTGAAAACCTAGGACTTGGTGAGATTGATCGCCCTGGAGTTTATGAAATATCAAATCGAGGCGCAGACCCAGATACTGTCTATAACATTGCAAGTCTTATTGCTGATAGCGCATTTGGTGTTTTGTATGAGGATAACGAAGGTCGCATTGGATATGCCGATGCTTTACACAGGCAGAATTACCTTGCCAATAATGGCTATACAGAGATTTCAGCAAACACAGCCTTTGGAGCAGGATTAAAGGTTTTGACTAGGGGTGCAGATGTTCGCAACGATGTATTCCTAAATTACGGAAACAACTTTGGTTCACAGGTAAGTGCAATTGATTTAGACAGTATTGAGGTATTTGGTTATCGAGGCGAAACAATCAACACAGTCTTGCATGATGCCACGGATGCACAATCTGTGGCTAATCGCTTTATATCCCTTAGATCCTATCCAAGAGCCTTGTTCGATAGCATTACATTCCCATTGACTAACTCAGCCATTGATGATGCAGACCGAGATGCCCTGTTAGGAATCTTTGTGGGTCAGCCAATGCGAATTACAGACTTGCCTGTCCAGATAGCCCCAACCTTACAGTTCGAGGGTTATGTTGAAGGCTGGCGTTGGAGTACTAGATTCAACGAACTATTCTTAACCATAAATTTGAGCCCGATCGAGTTCTCTCAAGTTGCAGTTCAATGGGAACAAGTATCAGCCTCAGAGGCTTGGAACACTCTAAGTGGTACACTAACATGGGAAAATGCGATTGGAGCAGTAGCCTAATATGGCAAACACAACTTATTTTGGATGGGAAACACCGGACGACACCGATCTGGTTAAGGATGGCGCAGCTGCTATCCGCACACTTGGTCAAGCAATTGATACATCTATGCAAGATCTTGAGGGTGGCACAAGCGGTCAGATATTGTCAAAAAATTCAAATGCTGACATGGATTTTGTTTGGATCACAAACGATGTTGGTGACATTACAGCTGTTAATACAAACAGCCCATTAACCGGCGGTGGCACAAGTGGAGCATTAACACTTGCTTATGATTATGCTGCTGGATCAAAATTGACCTTAAATGCTCAAACAGCAACTTACACAGTAGTTTTGGCAGACGCAGATCAAAAACTTGTAACAATGTCAGTTGCGTCTGCAAATGATTTTCTTATTCCAACAAACGCAAATGTTGCCTTTCCAATTGGAACAGTAATTAATGTAATTCAAATTGGTGCAGGTCAAACAACTATTAAAGCGGTAACTTCAGGAACTACTACTGTTTCATCAACCGGCGCAACAGCAAGTGCTCCTAAATTGAGAGCACAATTTTCAGCTGCTTCTTGCATAAAGGTTGCAACTGATCTTTGGTATATCGTGGGTGATATTGCGTAATGAGTTTATTAGGAATTGTTGCTAGTCAAAATTATCCAAGAACATTTACTGTTGATTACCTTGTTGTTGCTGGCGGCGGTGCTGGTTCAGATTATGGCGGCGGCGGTGCTGGCGGACTTCGTTCAACAGTTGATGCAACAGGCGGTAGTGGTTCTTTAGAAACTCCTTTAAATCTTTCTCCTGGTATTTCTTACACTGTAAGCATAGGCGGCGGCGGTGCTGGCGGTGCCATTGGTGCAAATGGTGTGAATTCTGTTTTTGCAACTATAACTTCTACTGGCGGTGGCAGAGGTGCAAATAATCAATCTCCAACACAAGAAAATGGAAGTTCTGGTGGTTCTGGCGGTGGTGGAAGATGGGGTGATCCTTCTCCTATTGGAGTAGGTGGAGCGGCTTCACCCTCTGGACAAGGTTTTGCTGGCGGTGATGGCGCACTAGTTGTAACTTCATATCCTGCTGGCGGTGGCGGCGGTGCTGGTGCTGTTGGTTCTACTGCAACAACAAATGGCGGTGCTGGCGGTGCTGGTCGTTCGATATCAATTACAGGCTCTAGTTTAAATTACTCAGGCGGTGGTGGTGGTGGTTGTGCTGGTGGAACAGGTGGTGCTGGCGGTTCAAGCGTAGGTGGAACAGGTGGTGCTGGCGGTACTGGCCAAACAGCAGGCACTACAAATCGTGGTGGTGGTGGCGGTGGCGCAGGATCAACAGGAGCAACTGGCTCAGCAGGCGGCTCAGGAGTAATTATTCTTAAATATGTGGACACACTAACTGCAACTTTTAGTGGTGGTGTTACTCAATCAACGAGCTCCAGCGGTGGATTTAAGGTTTCAACAATTACAGCAGCAGGCGTATCAGACACAGTTAGTTGGGCATAATGGCACATTACGCATATTTAGATGAAAATAATATCGTTGTTGCGGTTACAGTGGGTAAAGATGAAAATGAATTAATTGATGGGTTAGATACAGAAACCTATTACGCATTAGGAACGCCTTACACAGTAAAGCGCACCAGTTACAATTCTAATATTAGAGGTACTTACGCTGGCATTGGATATTCTTATAATCCTGATGAGGATATATTTGTGACTCCACAACCATATCCATCTTGGACTAGATCAGGTTCATTTTGGAATCCACCAACTTCTAAACCTACGGGCGAAAATTGGAACTGGGATGAATTAATTTTAAATTGGGTTGAAATTGAAACCTTGGCTGAGTAAAGCAGCTATTCAACTGCGTGAGCAGATCGATGACAGTTTTGCCGATAGATCTAGGAAATCGGATGGTTGGATTTCAGACGCTAGGCATCAAAAAGTAAAATCGGATCACAACGCCTTGCCTTCGGGTGAGGTTTGTGCCATTGACATTACAGCTGATCTAGGTCAAGCCGAGGGCATGTCCGCTTACCTTGCCGATCAAATTCGACTTGCTGGCAAAACAGATAAACGAATCAAATATGTTATACATAATCATCATATTGCCAGCAAACTTTTAAATTGGCGTTGGCGTAGATACAAGGGCATCAATCCACACACTAAACACATTCACATTTCATTCCACCCAAAACAAACAGGAGAGTTCTTTAACATCCCACTACTAGGAGGCAAAGCATGAAACTATCAAACAAACATAAGGCAGCAATTAAGTCATATTTAAGAGCTGTGGCTGCTTCCGGTATTACTGTCCTGCTGGCAATTGTTGCTGACATCCGACCAGAGTTTGCAATCCTTGCTGGAGCATTGGTTGCACCTCTTGCCAAGGCATTAGATCCAAAGTCTGGCAAAGAAGCCGATTATGGACTTAATGCGAAATGACAGCCAACGAATGGGTTGGTATAGCCGTTGGCGTATGCGCCGTATCTACAAGTTTGTTACTGGGTCTGCGCTGGGTTATTAAATCCTACTTGCAAGAATTGAAACCCAATTCTGGAAGTTCGATCAAGGATCAAATTACAAGACTTGAACAGCGTGTCGATGATCTGTTTGTCTTAATCAGTAAGCGATAATTTTAATTATGGCGAACACACGAAAACCTATCAAACGCAAAAAGATCAATCGTCGAGTCGTTCGCCAAACTCCTGAGCCATTAAGCAAGATTGATCAGCATTACTTGGCTTTGCACGAATGCTACAAAGCAGCTAGAAAAGCAGGATTTACGCCTGAACATGCTTTCTGGCTTATGACTGAACATAAGACTTTTCCTGATTGGGTCGTAGGCGATGGTGGGATCATTCCTTCCATAGATCCAACTGACGATGAGGATGACGATTAAGCGATACTTAGTAATAAGTGATTTGCAAATTCCCTACCATCATGAAACAGCTGTCAAGAATGTCATTAAATTGGCAAAGCGTGAAAGATTTGACAGCGTTTTATGCGTTGGCGATGAGATCGACTTTCAAACCATTAGCCGTTGGGCTGAAAAAACACCTTTGGCTTATCAACAAACTTTGGATGATGACCGCACAGCTACTCAAGAAATCCTTTGGGCTCTCACAGAGCACAGCAGAGAAGCTCATATTATCCGCAGTAATCATACTGATCGCTTATATAACACTCTATTAAAAGTTCCGGGGATGATCTCACTTCCCGAATTGCAGTATGCAAAATTTATGGATTTCGATTCTCTCGGCATAACTTTCCACAAGCAGTTTTTTGAGTTTGAAAAAAATTGGATATTAGCGCATGGGGATGAAGGCAACA